CCGGGAGAAGAAGAGGTAACAAGGGTATTAAGAAGGATTGGTTTGGTCCCCGGTAAAGAGGGCAGAAGTAAACTGAAAACTTTATTTAAACCAATTGTCAAGTTATTTGACGGAATTGAAATAGTCGGAAACTATATAGAGGCTTTACCAAAAGTAGCCGGATATAAGATGTTGAAACAGAAATTACCGGAAAAACAACTGGCTCATTATGTCAGAAACTATATCGGATCCCCGGATTTCTTAACTCGTGGGACCGCCACCCCAATCACCAATAATCTATTTTTGTTTAGTAACGCCGCCAAAGAGGGAATTAAAGGTGATATTAACATGGCCTTTAACTCAAAAACTAAAGGTGGTTGGTGGTTTAAATTGGCTTTGGGTACTATCATTCCCAAGATGATTCAGGTGGCGATGGCTATGGGTTTGGCCGGGACAGCTTATAAAAAGATGATGGATGGAGCCTCGGAGTATGACAAAACTAATTATGACATTATTCCCTTGGGATTAGATGAAAAAGGTCAAACAATTTATATCCGGTCCCCGAAAGATGAAACCGGCAGATTTTATGGTGCTTTGACTTGGAAGTTTATGAATATGCTAAGAGGTAAAGATAAACAGACTTTAATAAACAATTTAACTGATGTGTTTAGTTTGTGGGCCGGACAAGTACCAAGTCTTACCCCTTCTATTACCGGAACCAGTGCTTTAATAACTTATTTAGCCGGTAAAAATCCTTATGATAAATTCAGAAATAGAAATATTATTCCGGACACAGAGTTTAAAGCCGGGTTTAAATACTCTTTCCCGATCATGCTTAAGTGGTTAGCCAATAATCAGGGAGCCAGTATCGTTATGCCGGCTTATATCCCCAAAGGTGAATTGACGACTTTAGAGAAAGTTTTGAATCTTCCGGTATTGGCAAATATGTTGGGCCGGTTTGTTAAGGTTTCTGATTATGGTCAGCAGGAAATTGATAAGAAAATTAAAACCGGAGTAGAACAGAGATCGTCAGAGGCAAGGATCAGAAAAGACAAAGCCATTGATGAAGCTATTAAAAACAATGAGCCGTTAGATGTAGAACAGGCTTTGGGACACCCTCCGACCAATCAGGAAGATCTAAACAGGGTTAAATTGATGTTAAAACAGCTTAGTATTCGGAAACAGGAAGGTAAAAACACCTATGTTGATAATTTGATTTACGCCGGGACTAATGAAGCCAAAGTAGAAATGTTAAAGAGATACCGGAAGGAATTAACACCGAAAGAATTTAGCGAGATTCTTACTACTGCTACAACTTACAAAATAATATCAGCAGAAGTGGTTAAAAATACTTTTATAAATCAGTGATAAATATGGTAAATTTAAAGAAGAGTATGGAACAAAACGAAAAAACGGTTACTTGGTTTCAGGTCAATAATATTATTCCCCTTATTTTTAGTGCCGTCAGTATCACTATTTCTTTTATGTCATTGAGTAATAAGATTGATTTGGCTAACCAAAAATTAGCTACCTTGGTAGAAAATCAGACAGTATTAATTAGTAAATATGAAGGGGTACAGGTTAGATTGGGACTTTGTGAATTAAATGTAAATACCTTAACTGCTAATTTAAACAATCATTTGAAAGTAAAATAAGATATGGCAATAAAGATCTGTTTACAATCCGGACATTTAAACAAAGGAGGAGGAGCGCCGAATGAGTTGGTTACCAACAAAAGGATCACTGATAGATTGGCAGAGATGCTTCGGCAGAGGGGGTTTAGCGTTACCCAAACTGATTATTTTGCCTACAATGATAAGACGATAACCAAAGTTGATTTTGCTCTATTTCTAGCTCTTCACTGTGATATGGATTACCCCAATGATGGTGGTAGTGGTTTTGCTGATTATGCCGAACCGGCAACTGATTTTGCGACTAAAGAAAGTCAAAGGATCTGTAAGGTCATTAATGATGTCTATTTCCCGGAAACAAAAATAAAATATGTCAGTCATTCCAATCCCAATACCCGGTATTACTATATGTGGAAGTATCTAACCGCTAAAACTCCTTGTGTTTTGATTGAAATGGGCCAGTCTATAGATCCTCATGATTCTGTTTTATTGGGAAATACTAAATTGATTGCTTCGGCATTGACTAGAGCCATCTGTAAGGCATTTAATGTAAGTTATGAGATAGGCGGTCCCCCGGTAACAAATCCTACAGACCAAAACGAAGAAATTGAAGCCCTGAAAAAGGAAATTTTGACACTGAAAGATACCTTAAAGACGGAAAGAATCGGTTTTATGACCGGTTTGGCAAAGAAGGATACCGACTGCTTAAAAAAAATAACATCTTATAAAGAAAAGATTATAAATTTTGTAGGAAAACTATGATAGATCCAATTATAGCGATTCCGGCTATCCTAATCGGGGGAAACGAGTTGCTAAAAAAGATAGGGATGAATGATAGATGGTGTCCTCTCGTCAATTTGCTGGGTGGCTTTATGGCTATGCCGGGCTTGATGCAGACCAACACTGTTTATAATTCTATCCTCATGTCTCTAATGATCGGTTTATCCGCCGGGGGACTATTTGATCTCGGTCAATATACCATCAGAGGAAAATAAAAAAATACCGTCAGGTCGGAAGGTCGTGATTACCTACTGTTTGGCGGTATTTAACATATTATCTCACTTTTCTAGCAGGAGGTCAATTTGACTGCCAGAGAATTTGAAGTTAAGCACCGGGATTTATCAGAATCAAGAACTCGTCTTAGTAAAAAAGACCGTCACCAATTCCACAAAACCTGTAGGTTGTATGAGTTTGAAAAAGATTGGGATGCCATTGTAGACGGAAAAACTGTTGCTCGCTGTTCAGACCTTAATAGGTTATTAAGTTTTATGGAGGAACAATGAAAGAAGGACTTTATTATCCCGATGGCAGTTATTCAACCAAAGATGAGGTTCGCCGGAAAGTATTGGTGGAGGAACTTGGTAAACGGGATTCATCACTCCGTCACTTGACGATAGATGGTTTTCAACGTAATTTTGACGACTGGACAGAAATAATGATCCGTCGGCAGAAAGAAGTTACCGAATTACTGACAATCCCGGAAAGTGTTGAGGTTGTAATTGATTCTAAACATCCAATCCTTGTATGGGTAGTCGCCGACATACATAGTGGAGGAGACAGTGATTATGTCAGGTTTTCTCAAGACTTAAAGGCGGTGAAAGAAGTAGGGGGTTATTCTATCCCGGTGGGAGATCTGACTAATTCCTATTTTTGGTCCCCGGCTATGAATGACATAATAAGAGGAGACGAGCAAACACTATATGCTCAATCAGCGTTTGCAGAAATGGCCAAGGGGGGAAAGATGATAGCGGCGTTTGGTGGGGACCATGATATGTGGGCCAAAGATAAGATGGGATCTCATACCCTGTATCAGGATTTATGGAAAAAGTATAAGGCACATTACCTGGAAGGAGTATCTTATATCACTATCGGGATAAACAATGGAGAAAATGTAGTTAAATACGGCCTGGTTGGATCTCACCGGCACAAAGGATTCTCGGTCTACAATGATGCTCATGCTTCATTAAGACAATGGCGGGATGAGGGAATGGGATCGGTTATATCTTTTACGGCTCATAATCATGTTAAAGCCTCGCTAACACAGGTTCACAAGTTACATGGAGGTCAGGAGGTCCGATTTGATTCTCTTGCTTTGGGGACTTATAAAACAACTGATAGATATTCCCGGAAGATGGGCTGGCCTCGGAAGGGAGAGGAATCAATGGGGGGGTTTGGCATAATCCTTCATCCGGGTAAAGAAAAGAGAGAAATTTTATGGGATGTGAGAGAAGCGGCGGAAAGAATGGCTAAATAATAATTTTAAAAAAATACCCCCTTGACCGGTAAGGGAGGAGGGGGTAAAGTTTGTCTATGATGAAAACTTTAAACAATACTAACAAAACCCAAGTCATAAGTAAATCCGGAAAAAAACTGCCGGGTTTTTTTTGGTCCGACATTACCACCCGGCATTTTGTTCTCAAACTTTCAAACAGAGAAATCCACTTTAAAGAAAAAATATTAATTCCTAAAAACTGCGAAGAGCCAATAGCAGTATAAGATCGTGCAAAACGACACACCTACATTTAGTAATTTTTAAAAGTAGGGGGCAAAGGTTGGCTGGGAGTGGCTTATGGCTAGGCGAATAATAGCCATCAACTTTATACGGAATACGGTTGTTGATAAGCCTCTAACCTCTCTTTTGAGGGGGTAGGGGGGAGAATATCAACATTACCGGAATATTTAATTAATAAACTATAATAAACCTGCGGAGTAGTGTACGGTGGCACGATAACCTCATAAGTTATCAGACCAGATTCAACTTCTGGCTCCGCAACTATGGAAAACAGATCGGAAGTAGACTGCTATGTTTGTAAGAAGCCGGGGGTGTTTGGTGGGACCAAGTATTTCCCCTTCTGTAGTGAGAAGTGCAAAAAAAAATATTCGGCGAGCCATTTTCAAAATGTTAAATTCGGGACCAAGTATAAGACGATAGAGCAGTGTCAGAAGAGACTGGCGGAGTTGGCAATTTTGGCCCGGAAGAGAATTATCAGAGAGATAAAAGACTCGGATAATGTGTATGAGCAGGCCAAAAGTATCTTTAATTCTTAGTAGTTGACAGAACAGCTAGTCGTTTGATAGAATAGGATATGAAGATCTACCGGACCAAATCAAAAATGCTTGGTTATAAGATCGGGTTGAATGACGATAAGATCTATGTGGCGGTTCCTAAGAAGTATTTTGGTAAAGAGGCGGTAACGATTGTTTGTGATGGGGTAGAAAAGACGGTGCTGGCGGAGGATCGGGCAAGTGAGGCGACTTTGAAAGATAAGTTTAATCCGGATAAAAACTACACTCTTTATTATTTTTTGTGGAAGGAATAAATGAAACTCAACATTAAAAGTTAACAAAAGGAAATAAGAATGGAAGACAAATTAAAAAAGATAAAGATGATGGCTTTAGTAGCTTCACCTCCCAAATTACTAGACGAAGAAGGTGTAAAGGGATGGGAAAGTGCCATGAGGTTTATTATCAGTAAAATAGAGGAGTTGGATAAAATTGATGACCAAACCAAATAAAATGTCTCAAACAAAGAAAACATGTATCACACATATATCATTCATACATCAATAAACTATGTCTAAACCAAATAAAATGACACAACCAAAGGTAGACAAAACAAAGAAAGAAACCAAAAACTATGTCATTCCCTTTAAAATTCTTAACCTCTCTTTCTGCCAAGCCTGTCACTGTATGACCAAGACCATCAAAGGTCTTTGTGGGAAGTGTGGGGCAGTAAAACAACCAAAGGTAGACAAACCAAAGACATGTAAACAACATGTTAAGGACATAGATACACTTAACATGAAACCAAAGGTAGACAAAAAGTTACCAAACCAGAGAAGGGGGAGAAATAACCAAATGTCCCAATCAAAGAGTAAGATAACCGTCAAAAACATTAGAAAAGGTTTTAGGTTTTGGTGGTCTTTTGAGATTGACACTTATGGTGGTCTATATGAAGTAGTCTGTTTTGAGAAAGACTTATCTGTGATTTTTTGTTACAAGCCTACTGGCGAAGAAGCAACTATCAATAGAGAGGGAATACTAGCCAAATTTGATGAAAGAATTATAAATAATAGTGAATTTAGAAAACTATGAAAAACAAACCAAAGACTAATAAATGGGTAGCAGAGAAAGCGTTGATAATAGGAGAACTTTTGGAAATGCGATTTGGTGATGGTGCTGGACAAAGCCATCAGGTAAAAATAGCTACTAATGAAATGCTAAACCTCATCACCCAAACCCAACAAGAGACATTAGAGTGGTGTTTAGATGAGGTGGTGGGGGAAGATGAGAAACTTGACTATGATTGGCGTTATCCAGACGGGGTAATATGGGATGGTAGGTGTCAATTAAAAGCCAAACAACGTAAAACCATCAAGCAGAGAAAGGAGGAAACATGTAGCACACATGTACCAGACATAGATCAATGTTACACATCTAAAAAGGACAACAAATGAACAAACAAGGAGGGGAGAAAATAGAGAAGGTGTCAATGGATAGAGGATTTGACACACAGAGGACAAGTAACAAGTATTATGATTTGGCAACAGCCACAGGGTTACTAAAAACAATGTCAAAAATAAACGAGATTATTGATTATCTTAACCATGCCAAAACAAAATAATACCAAACCAAGAAAAGGTAGATACACTTACAAAGACGAAGGCTCTTTTTGCCCCCATTGTGGAGGGACAATTAGAGCTAATTGTGGAGGTTATTGGTGTGATAAGTGTGGGGGCAATAATAAATTAAGAAAACCATTTATAGGAGTAGAGACAAAATGACCAAAGCAAGGAAAGATAATATTTCACATCAAATAAAGCACAGGAAAATACCAAATGACGAGTTTATGACACCGCCAGAACTGGCAAAAAAGTTAGTTAAGTTCGTTGGAGCAAAAGGGAGCGTGCTAGATTCGGCAAGGGGAACTGGAAACTTTACCGTTGATAAGTCTACAGATGATTTTTTTAATTGGACAAAAAAAGTAGACTGGATAATTACTAACCCACCTTACTCCAAAATAGACAAATATTTAGAACACTCCTGTGAGTTGGCCAACAAGGGTTTTTCTTACCTGCTCGGACTACACAACTTAACGCCGAGAAGAATAGAGGCATGTGAAAAGAAAGGTTTTTTTATTACTAAAGTTCATCTGTGTAAGGTGTTTGCTTGGTATGGTATTTCGGCCATGATAGTTTGGGAAAAAGACAAAAAGCCGATTATAAACTATGATCGGAGGGTGTGGAGATGAAGACCAAAGCACTATCAGACTACCAAAAGTTTAAAGAGTTTCTAGCCGATGAGTGTTACGACCTTAAAATGTACAAGTCTGGGAAGTATGACAGGAAAATTTGGTGGCATTTTAAATCCCTCCTAAACAAACAAAGGGTAAAGGATGTTCCCTTGGGCGTTAGTCAATGGAAAAAACATGGGAAAAAATACCACTATTGGGAGTTTTTCGTGGAGGAGATGGTGGAGGAAGTAGAGAAACAAATTGACAAGTTACCACAGGATTCTTATGGAGCCACGATAATAATAGACGAAGAAGAGTTTTTATCCACCCTAAAATCATATAAGTTAAAGAAGTAATGAGTGCCAACAACCTCATGTACGTTGTAGAAACTTCTAAGGGTTTTGAGGTGTCAATGAAAGACGCTGACATTATGTATAAATTTATCGGGCAAAAAGGGGTTAGACATGAACCAGTAAAGACATTATGTCAACTCAAATCTAAGGAGAAACCATGAAACCAAAACACGTCAAACGGGCCAATATGTGGCTGGTGGCAGTCCCCAAAGTAAAGGACAAGAAGAAGTATCAGGACTTCCATTGGTTCTCTTCTGAAAAAGAAGCAAACGAATTTATAAGTTTACAGAGGAGTTAAATATGACCGCTATTGTAGGCCCGGATGGGCAAGAATTAAAACAGTTAGTAAAGAATAAGGATCAGGCGATTGCTGAAGCATCAAAAAAAGATGATTTTAAACTGATCGGAATTTTTAAGATGAAGGATAAGAAGGGCCGGGACACAGTTGCTTTTCAGATCCATCCGGACATGGAAGGGGTGGTAATTCACAAAGTTAGGGGAGAATCTAGTAAAATAGTGGTGGCTGTTAAAATAGCTAAGCCGTTAAAAAGAGAGGAAAAGAAAAATGACAAAAAATCTAAAACATAATGAGGTAGCCAGTCGGGGGGGTAGGGCAACTCTATTAAAATATGGTAAAGAACATTTTAGTAAGTTGGGTGCTAAGAGTGCCAAGGTGAGAAAAAATAAGTTTGGATCTGATTATTATAAGAGATTATCTATGTCCGGCGTGGCGGCCAGAAAAGAAAAGAGAGAAAAGGATTTGGCCCGGAAAGAGACTGATATGCCAAACTTGCCTGAAGATGGGAAATAAATATCTTCAGTTTTGCCTCTTGACAATACAAGTGGTCGCTTGGTAAGCTTATAGCATGAAGCTAAAAAGAGAAATAATGGAGTTAACAGAAGAACCCGGTTTTATTTTGTTTATTCATGTTTCTTTTTTTTGTCTTTTAGTTTTGATTTTGTTAAATGTTTTTGCGGGGAGATAGATGAAAGAATCTTTTGAAATGGCTATTAGTGTCATAGGTTTTTTTGTCGGGGCGATAGTTGTCCTTGCCGGACTTGTTTCGTTTGCTTGTCTAATATTAATTTTAGTAGTTAAATAAAAAAATGAAAAACAAAAATAAGTTTTCTTTCTCTTTGTCCCGGTCTCCATCACCATCCCGATCTGATTCTCCCTCCCGGTCACTTTCTCCTTCACCTAGTGTTTCACCTTCTGCTACTGCCGATTTTGAGTATTATTACAATGACAAAGTTCTAATAGAAAAACATTGGTACGGTAATAAATATGTTAATAATTTTGTGGGGGTAGAAGTAGTGGGAAGAAGGACATCTAATCCTGACAGTAGGGAATTTAGAACGGAGTTGGTTTTAATAAGACTTCCGGATGGCGACATGTGTGAAATTTTAGAATCAGAATTATTTACAAATTTAAAATAAAAATATGAATGCACCAAATCATAGTCCGGTCCCCAAAAACCCAGCCAGCAATAAACTGATGGATTTTCCGGATGCCATAAGAAAAGTGGCAGAGGGGAAAGAAATTACCAGGTTGGAGTGGAATGCCCCAAACTCTTATTACTTTTTGCGAGGCGGATCACTGATGGTCCATAAGCAAGAAGAAGGCCCGACAGTCTTTCACTATGTAATTCTCAATGATGGGGATTTACTGGCAACAGATTGGGTAATAAAAGAAGAGGCAAAAGCACTTATTAATTAATTATTTTTTAAGGAGGATTAAATGACCGGTAGAGAAAAAGCAAAAGCAGTCGCCGAAAAGTTAAGAGGCGAGAATAAAGAAAAAGAGGAGGTTGCAATAGTAAAGCAGGCAGAAGCCAAAAATGCTTTGGCTACAATTTCTGAAAATTCAGAGTTGATGCAGATGTATAAGGAAAATGCCAAGGTCGGATCAAAGAATCTGGGTGGGTCGTCTCCCCTGTTAAAAGTTCATACTGCCGGTAGGAGTACGGCTAATGAGTTGGCAGAAGGCGGAGAGCCTAATAACGGTTGGTTTTTTCATAAATCTACCGGAGAGCAGTTTGAGACGGTTGAATGTCATATTCTGACCATCTCTAAAGGCTTCAGGGCTGATGGAATTAATCGGACCAATGTATTCAATCAGATTATGGCCGGAGTGATTACAAACGATGGCGCTACGAAACCATTCTTGATGTATTTAACCGGGACCAAACTGAAAAGAATGTGGGATTTTGGTAAAGAGGCTTCTAAGTATACAAGGGCAAAGCCTGTTCCGATCCCAATGTTTGCTTTGAAGGTTAAGTTGACTACCGAAAAAGAGAAAACCGATTATGGTTTTGCTTGGGTAGTTAATTTTGACATTATCAAAGATGGCAAAACCCCGGCGGTTGTTACTGATCCGGGTGAGTTTCAGTTTTTGCGGGATATGGTTGATTCTGTAGAAGATTCAATTGCATCTCTAATTTCCGCTAAAGCAACTGAAGATATGGTTGATACTGAAAAGGTGGAAAGAGACAGCCAAGGGAATGAGATAAGGGACATAGAGGATATTGTGGTCCCGGATGATGAAGCAGGTGGAACCGAAAAGATACCATTTTAATTAATGGCTGATAGGTCCGGAGGCAGGCCGGACCAAATGAGCAATTAATAAGCAGGGAAGAGAAGGGGGTAGCCAGTCCTACTCTTTTCTTCTTTGATTATTAGTTAAAAGAAAAATGAGAGAAATAAAGTTTAGAGTATGGGATGGGGAGAGTGGCAGAATGTCAAAGTCGTTTCATATAGACGAGTTAAAGTTTGGTTACATAAAGGATGTAGATAATTGTGTTATAGATAAGGATTTGGTTTTAATGCAATATACAGGCTTTGAAGACAAGAATGGTAAAGAAATTTATTTTGATGATGTTGTTAAATTTTCTTTTCATGATAAAGATTGTCCTGAAGAGAATTATGGTGGTACGGCGGTCATAGATACAACGATGTCTAATGGTGTTGGTATTTTATATGATTTTGATTGTGACAGATCAAAAGTTGTAGCGGTAGATGATGGTGGAGAAATGGAAGATTTGTGGGAGGATGATGATCTTTGGACCGTAGAAGTTATTGGTAACATTTATGAAAATCCGGAGTTATTGAAATGAAAATAATAGCTTTTGGTATAACCCCGGTCGCTAAGCCCCGGATGGTCCGATCAGACAGTTGGAAGCAAAGGCCATGTGTGGTTAAGTATTGGCAGTTTAAACAGGAGTTAAATTATATGGCTCAAGATAAAGGATATAAACTTGGTGATACCTTGGATATTGTTTTCCGGATCCCGATGCCGAAGTCTTGGAGTAAAAAGAAAAAGAAAGAGATGTTTGGTAAGCCTCATAAGCAAAAACCTGATTGGGATAATTTAGCAAAGGCATTCATGGACTGCTTGCTGGATGATGATAGTGCTGTATATAAAGCAAAGGTGGCGAAGTATTGGGCTGATGTTGGCAGAATTGAAGTATTGAGGTAAAACAGGGAGAATTGAAGTATTTTCATAATATAGGATATAAAATGGCTTTATCTAAGCCTCTAAGACAAACGATTCGGGACCGAGTGGACTGTTGATACCCAGTAAAACCCTTGTATTTTCTTTTTGGCTCCGGTGCTGGTAAAATCATGTAAACCAAACTCTTATTATTAGAACGGTTTAAAAATATGGAAAAGAAAAAAGAAGTAGATAAAAAGGTAAAGGTTAAAAAGACTGTAAAGAAAAAAGAAGTAAAAAGGAAAGTTAAGAAAGTTTACAAAAGAGAAAAATTTGAAGCTTTTATAGAAAAGATAAAAGGTGGGACTGCTTGCCATTGGGTACAGATAGCAAGGGCGCTGGGTATTACCCCAAAAACTATAACAGAATGGAAGAGATTACCTGAAGCACAAAGGGCAATTAGGGATGGGATAGAAAGGGCGATGGAAGGAATGGAAAGTTCCGGAAAGAAAGATTGGAAGATGTGGGAGAGTAAGTTAAAAATGCTGGATGTTTCACCGATTGAGAAATCAGATGTTACTTCTGCCGGTGAGAAAATAAATGTTGGCGTTGTTAGCTATGACAAGGTAAAGAAAGATGCCAAACCTAACGATCCCGCATAAGTTTATTGCTAGGGATTATCAGGTTCCTTTTTTACATGAGATAGAGAAAGCAATAAGGGGTGAGAGTGAGAAAAGGTTTTTCTATATTGTCTGGCATCGGCGATCCGGGAAAGATAAGAGTTGTATTGCTGATGTGGCCCCCCGGCGTTTAATCCGGGATCCCTGTTTGGTCAAGTATATTTATCCGACTTCAGTTATGGGTCGGGAGAATCTCTGGGAAGGCATTGATAAGGATGGTTTTAAGTTTATGGACCATATACCGGCTGATTTAAGAGATGGAGAGCCGAATGAGACCAGGATGATGATGAAGGTAAAAAACAATACTGATAATCCTTCTTTGTTTCAGGTGTCGGGAGCCAACAGGCCGGATTCATTGAGAGGCGGCAATCCCAAGATGTATATTTTTTCAGAGTGGGCCGACCATGATCCTTATGCTTGGGATGTGGTTGAGCCTGTTTTAAGGGAAAATAATGGTATTGCTGTTTTTAACACTACTCCCAAAGGGGATAATCATGCCCGGTCTTTGTATGAGTTTGCCAAAAATCATCCGTTGTGGTGGGTGGAAACTTTAACCTATCAAGATACCGGTGTTTTTTCAGAAGATGAGTATAAGAGAATAATGGAAGATACGGTAAAGAGGTTTGAGGCTGATGGTCGGAGTTCGGAAGAGGCCATAGCTTATTGTGAGCAAGAGTATATGTGTTCGTTTACTTCTCCGGTGGTCGGCGCTTACTATGGTGCGTGTATCAGGAAGGCGGAAGATGAGGGTAGAATCGGGGTAGTACCTTATGATCAGGCTTTACCGGTAAATACGGCGTGGGACTTGGGCATGGATGATTCTATGACGATTTGGTTCTATCAGACGGCCGGGATGGAGATTAGGTTGATAGACTATCACGAGGACAGTGGTGAGGGCTTGTCTCACTATGCTAAGGTCTTGCAGGACAAAGGCTATGTCTATGGTTGGCATACTGCCCCCCATGATATAGCAGTTCGGGAGTTAGGGACCGGGAAATCTAGGTTAGAGGTGGCGAGAAATTTAGGGATAAGATTTGAGGTGGCTCCAAAATTAGATCCGGATGATGGAATTAATATGGCCCGGACTATTTTCAGTCAGTGTTGGTTTGATGAGAATAAATGTAGCCGGGGGATTCAGGCGTTGAAGAATTACAAAAAGGAATGGGATGATAAGAATAAGGTGTTTAGAAATACGGCTTTACACAACTGGGCTTCACATGGCGCTGATGGATTCAGGACATTTGCGGTAGGATATAAGAGAAAGGTTGATCCAAGACCACAGCCGGGAGTGGGTGGGGTGAAAAGTTATTATGAAGGTCTACCCGGATAGTATATAATTAATTTAGTTTATAATTGATTAATTATGGAAACACCAATTGATGCAAAAGATCCCGAATTGTTAATGCTTTGGGGAAACAAGGAAGATGGTTATAACTACCGACAAAGACGGCATGAGCCTTGGCGTGAGACTTATACACTTTATAGAGATACGGTAACAGTCAACCGGCTTACTCAAAGACAGTCAGTGAATCTGCCTTTGATGAAAACAGTGATCCGGACTTTGTTGAAGGATGTTGATGATATGCCGGTGCTTTACTTTGAAAACTTGGATAATGATAAGGATAAAGAGATCTTTTTAAATGAGTATTGGAAATGGACGGCTTCAGAACAGGTGAATAACATGGAAGTACAGGACATAGTTGACAAGAAACAGGTTGGATTATTTGGCAGAAGTTTTTGTCAGTGGCAGATTATAGACGGACAGATCAGAATGACAGTACAGGATCCGCAAGATATTTTGGTCAGTCGTTATGTTGATCCGACTAATTTAAACTCTGCTCGGTCTTTGGTCCATACTCATATTTTTAAACCTTTATCTTCTTTGGTTAATAACCCGGATTATGATCAGGAAGAAGTAAAGAAGTTACAGACTTTTTATGCGACTGAATTGGGTTTAATTAAGCAGGCTGAAAATGCCAAGATGATGGTTGAAAAGAATCAGAAAATGCAGGATATGGGTATGCCGGATCTTGAAAGCCCGATATTGGGAGAGACTTATGTTGAGTTGTCTATGCATTTTGTATTTAGAGAAAACGAGAAAGTTGGCGAGGATGAAGCTTTACCCGGTCAGTTTTTCCTTTATGTTGAGGCCGATGATCAGGTAATGTTGATGAAAAAACCGTTGGAGGAAGTGATTGGTACGACCAAGGATCATTTTTGGCGTGATCATTTGCCATATGATAGCTGGGCCGATGATATAGAAAGGCAGGATTTTTGGAGTGATGGCATTGGCGATATAGTCAGAACTCCGAACAAGATTCTTAATTCTTGGGTTTCCCAAATGGTAGAGAACAGAACTTTAAGAAACTTTGGTATGAATGTTTATGATTCCAGTATTGAAGGGTTTAGCCCGGAAACATTTGAAGCGGTCCCTTGGGGTTGGTACGGTATTCCGGTTCCGCAGGGAAAGAATTTGTCCCAAGTATTTCAGAAGGTAGAGATTCCCGATCTATCAGAATCTCTGGATGAAATAGAGTTTGTGACTAATTTTGTGGAGAAGGCTACCGGTGCCACTTCTACCCAACAGGGAGTGATTGAAGATCGGCAGGTGACTTTGGGTGAGATAAAATTAAGTTTGGGTGAGGCCAAGGAAAGAGCAAAGGGAATGGCCAAATTCTATGTTCCGGTTTGGAAACAGCGTGGCATGATCTTTTTGAAATTAATTGAAGCGGCCAGTGAGAAATTAGACATGGTTAAGATTTATAAGAAAGGAAGGAATACAAGTGATATTTATAGCCGGGAAATTGGGCCTAAAGATTGGATGACAAAATCCGGTTATCAAGCTAAAGTTTGGAGCCGGGAAGAGAAACTGAATCAAGATACACAGGTTTTACAGAGATTGGATGTGTTAAGAAGTGTGATGCCGGATAATCCTAAATTGGCGGATGTTTATCAAAGAAAATTGCTTAACTTCGCTGAAGTAGAACCGGATGATATTAATGAGATTATGGAGTTTGAGCAAGAAAAGAGAGAAATGATGGCGAATAATATGGGTATGCCAGCCAACCAGCCGGGAGTTAATCCGGTGGTCCCCGGTGCGGTTCCCCGGCCAGCAGTTAATCAGCCTGTAACCAACCAGCCAGTTGTTTGATTTGATTATAATTTTATGTTAAAGTTTTTGTAATGATAATTGACAAGATTTTAGAGAGAAATAATTTAAAGTATGAGGATTTAACTTCAGAAGAAAGAGAAACACTGGGTACTTGGACTGAAGCACTACAGCAGGGGAAGATTAGTGTTGAGAAGATTCGGGATTATCTTCAAGTTATGAAAGCCAGTGTTGAGCAGGAATTGTCTAAGATTGGTCACGAAAGCAAACAGGATATATTTTTGAAAGCAAGACTAAGAAATTATTTATTACTTGAAGCATTTTTGTCTACTCCGGAGAGGGCCAGGATAGCAGTGGATCGGTCTATTGCCGGATTTGCCAAAAGGATTAAAGAAGTATGAAAACACAACTTTTAAAAAATGATTTAAATGATATAACTCTCCAGGTGTTTGAGAACATTTCTAAGAAAGAGATCCACGAATTGACTGATTTTGATATTGCTTTTCTTCGGTCAAGAAGGGCTTATTTGGATAAGGATGAGTTGAAAAGATACGAGACGGTTTTGGCAGTTAAAGAGGAAAGTGTTAAAACAAAAGGAAAAAAGGTAAAATAGGAGATTACTGATTATTAACCAAACCCTTTAAATAAGGACGGTAAAAATTATGACAAAGAAGAAAGTATTGCATGTTAAGCCAACCGCAGAAGAATTAGAAGCCAAGGCACAAGAAGCGTTAGCTGAAGCTGATAAGTTAAAGAACAATCCTCCTGAACCGGAACCCAAACCGGAAGTAGAACCTAAAGCAGAGGAGTTGCCCGCACCTGAATTAGAGATAGAAGAACCTCCGGCCCCGGAACCTGATTACAAGGAAAAATTTAAACAATCTACCAAAGAGGCGCAGATTTTAACTGCTAAGAATAAGAAGATAAACGAAGCCTTTGATAAGGCCAGTAATGTTTCTGAACCTACTGAAGAAGAGATGATTGTAGAGTTCCCTGATTGGGAGATGATGAGTGAGTTTGAAAGGAAGATGGCAACACAAACGACTTTAAGCAATCGCCGGTTTGCTTCTATCGCTGAAGTGGGGAAAGAGTTTAAGGATATAGAGGCTTGGAATGGTAAGGTTGAAACCTTTTTAGATGATCCAAAGTTAGATAAAGAACATCCGGATCTTGTTGGTAAAGAGACAGAGTTTAAGTTATTTGCTCTTAAACCTACCCGCCGGGGAGTTGATTTTGACACCTTGGTATCTTCTTTCCTTTGGACCAATAAAGAGGCAAGACCAGGTAATAAGGGTCAGATGTTTGAGCCGGGAACCGGTGGTCCTTCCGCAAAGATGGAGCCAAAATCAGATAAAATTACTGTTGAGGAGGCCAGAGTTTTGAAAAACGATAATTATGAAGAGTGGAAAAGACAATTGAAAGCGGGGAAAATAGATTATGAAAATATTTAATATGTGTTGACAAGCTTTTTGTTTGTTGATATTCTTATTTAAAGTAAATACCGCCTAACCCTTTTTTAAGGACTGGAACAGGATAAAACTGTTTAGTTTAAAAAGTGGCTAGGCGGTATTTTATTTAAAAGTTATTAAGTTAAACAAAAAATATGTCATCCGCATACGCAACAAAAATCGCTGAAGGATTTTCCAGTAAACTGATGAAAGAGGTTTATGATAGAAGTCTTTTAGATGTAGTCTGTAACCGGGACTATGAAGGTGAAATTAACGGGATTGGTTCATTGTTAAATATTCTTGCTATTGATCGTATCACTGAACAGACCTATACAAAAGGTGGTTTGTCAATGGATAATCTCTATGAAAAGAATTCTCAATTGATCATAGATCAACTGAAATCCTTCTATTGGGGAGAATATACGATAGATAAATGGTATTCCTACATCAAAAATCCTCATTCTACGGTTGTAGATCAGAAGGCTGATGAAAGAAACAAAAACATGGATACTTACGCTCTTGGTTTATATGGTGATGTCGCCGCCGGCAATCGTGTCGGAACCTCATATACTACCGGAGATGTTACTGTAGACGCTGTTACCGGTGTTGTTACCGGGAACGGTACAACTTTTACCGCCGCCATGGTTGGAAAAGGGTTTAAGGCAGATGGTCACACCAAGTGGTATAGAGTTAAATCTCGTTCCGGTAATACGGCAATCATAATTGAAGATGATCTTGACGATACCACCTCCGCTTATACCGGTGGCGCAATTGCCGGTGGATCTAGTTATGAGATTGAGGCCGCAACCGTTGTGGCTGTTACTACCGCAAACTTGCTGGATCAGGTTGCCGCTTTGAAGCTAAGGCTTGATAAGGCTGAAGCAAACGGATTTTCTTCAGTACCTGACAGCAATCGCTGGTTAATCGTTCCGCCTGAATTTGGTCCTAAATTGGTAAAGGCTTCGGGAGTTGCCCTGCATGTCCCGGCAGTCTACGAGGATCTTGTAAAGAAAGGGATGATTACCGAGTTGCAAGGATTTAAGGTATTTCAGTCTAATCGCCTCTCCGGTGACAACACTGATGGATACCATGTCCTGGCCGGTCATTCTAATTGGATGACATTTGCTGAAAAGCTTTTATCGGCGATGATTGAAGAGGATATTACCGGTGATTTCGGAACAGCTTACAAAGATCTCTTTGTATATGCCGGAAAAATCACTGATACTCGCCGACACTTCGCCGCTGAACTTTTTGCAACCTTTTAAAAAGTAGTTAAGTAGCAAGGGGGAGGAGAAATGATACCTTCCCCTTGCTAAAGTTATGACAAAAAGTTTAATATATAGATATGTCAACATTTGAACTAAAAGCAAACTTACCCAAATCAACTTTAGATGAACTAAATAGAATATTAGCAATTGATTCAACTCTCCGGACTGCTCAAGAGGCTTCTTTTTTGGTTTCCCTTGCTCCTTATGAGAATAATCGTGTTATCCGCTACGATGAGACTGAAATTATAGAGGCGGAAGGCGACAATCTTCCTACCGGTTACGCCGGGTTTAAGAAAGGTGCTTGGTTTTATGATTTAAGTAAGTCCGATCTGAATGTTTATGTAAACATTGGGACCGTACTTTCTGCTACTTGGGTTTCTATAGAGGCTAAATATGAAAGTCAATCAGCTTCGGTGTCTTTATCACCTTCTGTATCGCCTTCCGTTTCCGTTTCTTTAAGCCCTTCTTCTTCTACTTCTCCTTCCCGGTCCCCATCGGTGTCCCCATCTGTGTCTACTTCTCTTTCTCCGTCACTTTCTACTTCGGCTTCAGTTTCCCTTTCTCCCTCAACTTCTGCTTCCTTGTCTAAATCTCCAAGTCTTTCAGTCTCACTTTCTGAATCTTCTTCTTGGTCTCCTTCCGGATCACCTTCAGTATCTACTAGTCTTTCACCTTCGGTTTCGCCTTCCCGATCACCGTCTGTCTCTCCTTCGGTCTCAATTTCTCTCTCTGTTTCACTTTCCGGCTCACTATCACCCTCTGTGTCTACTTCTCTTTCGCCTTCACTAAGTCCATCTTTGTCTGTTAGTCCATCCCTTTCAATTTCATTGTCACCTTCTTTGTCTGTATCACCCTCCGCTTCAGTTTCACTAAGTCCATCTTTGTCTGTTAGTCCATCATTATCGGTGTCTCTATCTCCCTCTGCTTCTGGTTCTCTATCTCCCTCTGCTTCTCCTTCCGTTTCAACTTCATTGTCGCCTTCAGTCTCTGTCTCCCTTTCCGGCTCACTATCTCCTTCTGTCTCTACCAGTCTTTCTCCTTCAGTGTCCCTCTCTCTTTCACCGTCTGTCTCTGAATCCGCCTCTCCGTCCTTTCCCTTTGCTTAATTTGTAATTACTTTCCTCCTATACTTTTCAGTCGCATGGTAGTATATTACTAGTATGTTGTCTGTAATTTTACCGGCGAGGAACGAACCTTACCTGCAAAAAACAATTAATTCCCTACTTGAAAATGCCACCGGTGAGATAGAAGTAATTGCTGTTTTAGACGGTTACTGGCCCGATCCTCCTATTGATGATGATAAGCGGGTGGTTTTGATTCATCGGTCTGAAGCTAGGGGTATGAGGGCCGGGATTAATTCTGCGGTTGCTATAGCTAGAGGTGAATTTTTGATGAAGGCTGATGCTCATTGTTTGTTTGGCCCCGGCTTTGATGAGATCCTTTCTGGTGACTGTAAAGAAAATCAGGTCATGGTTCCCCGGCGCTATGCTTTGGATGTAGAGAAGTGGCAGATTGAAGAGAGAAAAGATAATAAATACCCGATTGATTACATGTATTTGGATAATACCCTTCATGGCGTGGTTTGGACTGAAAAAAATCATGATCCGGCGTTGAAAGATAAGCTGATTGATGATGTGATGAGTAATCAAGGAAGTGTTTGGTTTATGCCTAAAACTTTGTTTCATAAGCTGGATTTGATGGATGAAGAGCATTGGGGTACTTTTTGGAATGAATTTCAGGAAGTAGGGATTAAAGCATGGCTTGGTGGTTATGAAGTAAAGGTAAACAAAAAGACTTGGTATGCTCATTGGCATAAAACTGAAGGCCGGGGTTACAGTCTACCTAGCGAACAGCAAAAGATTGGTCAGGCTTGGACTAATAAGTGGATGGAGTTTGGCAAGGCTTGGGATAAACAAATTCACCCTATAGAATGGCTGGTTAAAAAATTTGCACCTGTACCAACTTGGCCGGAGGTAAAATAAAATGAAAGCAAAATGTAAAAGGTGTGGTTGTTTTATGATGACGGCACATATTGAGTGTTGTGTATTTCCAATGTGTAATAATCCAAGGTGTACGGAGTGTGGTAAATGGCCCAAGGCTTTAGCAAGTACCGAAAAATATTATAGGGATTCTTGTGATCGTGGTAGTTTTATTAGTTCTCCTTCAATATGGAAAAAGTAGCGATAATTGGTTATGGGTGGGTTGGTAAGGCGGTACATAAGTTATTTTCGGAGGCGGTGATCTTTGATCCGGCTTATCAGGACTGTTGTGAAGAAGAGGATATTAATGCTAGTGATGTGGCTTTTATTTGTGTTCCTACTCCTTGTCCGGAAGAGGGCAGGTTGGACACTTCTATAGTTGAAGAATGTGTGAAGTGGTGTAAGTGTCCGCTAATTGTTATCAGGTCAACGGTTAACCCCGGTGATTGTGAGAATTGGGAGGCATCATTTGATAAACATATTATTATGCAACCGGAATATCTTGGGGAAACTCCTCAACATCCTTTGTTTGATCCAAAAGTTAGACCTTTCATGATTCTTGGTGGTCATTCAGACGATAGGCGGAAATTAATTGATCTTTACGCTACTGTTTACAATGCAAACATAACTATAAGGCAAGTTAGTTTACTTGAAGCGGAGATTATTAAACTATCTGAAAATCGGGCGATTGCTTATAAGGTGGCTCAATGCCAAGAACTTTATGATGTTTGTGAGAAGGCTGGGGTTGACTATTACACTATCCGGGATGCGGTTTACAGTGATGATCCCCGGTTTAATCTTTGGTGGACTTTTGTGTTTCCGGATAAGCGTGGTTTTAACTCAAAGTGTATCCCTAAAGATGTTTATGCTTGGTGTGCGTGGGCTGAATCATTGGGGTATGATCCGGAGGTTACTAGAGCCATGCTGGAAAGGAATAAGAAATGGATAAATTAAAGCAACTTTGGGAAAAACTGGCTAAAGAAAATTCCCGGTATTATATTAATTCTGATAAGGGAAAGGGGATAACAGAAAAAGAGTTTAGAATAAGCGGGAAAGAGGATTATTTAAGGCTTATTGGTACTGATAATTTTCTTATTAGAAAGGGGACTATCTTGGAGATCGGGTGTGGAACCGGAAGAATGACAGAGTGGATGTTGGGTGTTTTTGACAAGATTATTGGTGTTGATATTTCCGGGGAAATGATTAAACAGGCAAAAAAGAGAGTGAAGCATCAGGGTAATGTAGAGTTATTTGAGACAGACGGTAAAACTATTCCTTTGAAAGATAATGTGGTAGATGTGGCTTTTTCTTACTTGGTCTTTCAGCATATGAAGGATCGGAAAATGGTAGAGGCTAATTTTAAGGAAGTTTATCGGGTGTTAAAAAAAGATGGGGTATTTAAGGTTTTATTAAGAACTGATAAGGTTGATTTGAAAAAGTGGTGGGGTGGGGTTAGTTATGACGATGGTTCTATTAAGTTATTGTGTAAAGATACTGGGTTTTCTATAATCAAAACAGAAAAAGTTAAAAATCATGGAGTGTGGTTATGGTTAGAAAAATAAAGAAAATGGATAAAATTATTAAAGAACGGTGGGAGAAGGGATCAAGAAGAGAAGAGAGGTTTTGGAGAATTAAACTACCTAAAATTATTAAGTCTTTTAATTTTGAGTTTCAACTACATGATTATTTTGGCCCTTTGATTGGTGATAAGAAAGAAGTTGATATTTTAGATATAGGTTGTGGAGCTATTGCGACTGTTGGATCTACTTGGCCGGGGGTGAAGGTAAACTTAACCTCGGCGGATTTAATGACCGATTTATATAATAAGTTATGGGAAGAATCAGGAGTAAAGAGATTATTGCCGGTTGAACATCAGGATATGGAGCATTTGACTTACAAAGATGATTCTTTTGATATTGTGCATTGTGTTAATGCTTTGGATCATGTGATTAATCCTCATTTGGCGGTTTTAGAAATGGTCCGGGTATGTAAATCCGGTGGATATGTGTATTTAAGACACATGGAACAGATAGGCCGACTTAGTAGATATACCGGACTTCACCAGTGGAATATTCAGAG